GAGTATCATCAGGTCTATTATTGGCGTCACGCTGATAAGCGTAGGATGCAACGACGAGAGAGTAAGACTTTGCGCAGGAGGGTGCGGCCGTTGATCGCTGAACTGTGCAAGGCCGTTGACCTTGGCAGAATTACAGCGGGGTGGTAGATGGGAAAGCGACAAAGAGAACGCGGGGCCGAGACCGAACGTGAGGTGTGCGAGAAGATCGCGGCCGGTACGGGCTGGGTAGTCAAGCGTGAACTAGGGCAGGCCAGAGACGGCGGCTGCGACATTCGCCTGGGGCAGTTCGTGCTCGAGGTGAAGCGGCGCAAGTCGATTGCCGTTTACGAGTGGGTTGACCAGGCAAAGGCTGCATGTGCGCCTTATGAGATCCCGGTCGTCGTTTGCCGCGGCGACAAGCGAGAGTTCCTCGTGATCCAGCGCCTTGACGACTGGATGAAGATGGCTAAGCACGAGTTACCGGACAGATGAAATGCCCAAAGTGCTCGAAACCGAGCGAGGTCGTGAAGGTCTACCAGTTCCCGACCGAGGCGCGGCGACGGAGAGAGTGTACGAGCTGCGGTCTCAGATTCTCCACGAGCGAGCGCGTCTGGAGGCGAGTTTATGCCGAAGAGACCAAGGCCAAGAGCCAAGTGCGTCTCACGAAGAAGGTGGATCATTCAGAGCGTCAGAAAAAGACGTATAGCAACTTCGACGTCGTGGCATTGGAAGGCTATGACCTAGACTACGAAGACGTATCAACCTATGTGCATGCGAGTGACGACTGATGGCAGGGACACCAATTAAGCGGGCGCGACAAGAGAAGGCGCTAGCCATTCTTTCTAAGCCAGACTTCTGGGAGCAACTCTGGGAGCATTTGGCAGAGGGAAACACGCTGCGATCCTTTGTAAGCGGCAGCGACGTGCCATACGGCGTTGTGTGGCGGAAGATGCAATCCGATCCTGCCTTGATGGAACGGTACGAGATCGTGCGAAACGCCAGAGCGTTGGCGAACGCTGAGCGCATTGAGGCGCTGGCTGAGAAGGTAGAGACGGAGCAGATCGACCCAAACGCGGCGAAGGTTGCGATGGGCGCGAGGCAGTGGCTTGCCGAGCGAATGGATCCAAAACGCTGGGGAAATAAGATCCAGCAGGACGTGAAGATTACCGACACGACGCAACTGCACCTGCAAGCCGTGCGCGATTTAATGCGCACTGTGAGCGTCGTAGAACCCGTAAAACTTGACGTTGACACTGACGTGTCAACGGCGCCGAGCGCGCGCGATTCAATAGAGTAATGTTATAACATAACACTGATTTTATGCGCAGGCACACGCAAATTATGCAGCACGCAACACGACACAACGCGCAAGTCATTGATTATCAAGGCATTGCTGATCGTAGTGCGTATAATGCCCATTATGTTAAATAGTCCACTGTGCGGATACCGCGAGCGTAACTTGCTGATTTTCCTAGAATCCGCCCCGCAACTGACCGCGCAGCGGGAAAATACCCCCCCCGGGTGGTGGCCCCGCCGGGGGCGGGCGCTGGCGTAACCCCACATAGGCCGACTTGAAAAAAAAATGCAAAACCCGTACTTGGACTTCGTTAAACGTTACCACAAGGCCCCAGTGGCCTTCGTGGAAGAGGTGCTAGGCGTCACCCCAGACCCATGGCAAAAGCGCCTCCTAGAGCTTCTGGCTTCTGGGGAGCGCAAGGTGTCCGTCCGCTCAGGCCACGGAACCGGAAAATCGACCGTAGCCTCGTGGGCCATGCTCTGGTACATGCTCACCCGCGTGCCGGTCAAGGTGGTCGTGACGGCCCCCACGGCCTCGCAGCTCTTCGACGCCCTCTTCGGCGAGTGCCGCCGCTGGGCCAAACTGCTACCCCCCGCCGTGGGCGAGTTGCTCGAGATCAAGTCTGACCGTATTGAATTAAAGGCCAGCCCAGAAGAGTCGTTCATCTCGGCCCGCACCAGCCGCGCAGAGCAGCCCGACGCCCTGCAAGGTATCCACGCCGAGTTTGTGCTGCTGGTGGTGGACGAAGCCCCCGGCGTATCGGAGGCCGTCTTCGAGTCAGCCGGCGGCAGTATGTCCGGCCACAACGCCACGACCCTGCTGCTCGGCAACCCCACCCGCACCCAGGGGTATTTTTACGACACCTTCCACCGCCTTTCCCACGAGTGGAAAAACCTGCACGTTAGTTGCCTTGACTCGCCGCGGGTGAGCGAGGATTACGTCAAGGAGATGTCAAGCCGGTACGGCGAAGGGTCAAACGCCTACCGTGTGCGCGTGCTGGGCGAGTTCCCCGTTGCCGACGACGACACGCTCATTGGCCTTGAGCTGGCCCAGAGCGCCATTGACCGTGACGTAATACAGAACCCGGGCGCCCCGATCCTCTGGGGGCTAGACGTGGCCCGTTTTGGTACCGACTCGTCGGCCCTTTGTAAGCGCCAGGCAAACGTCGTGCTTGAGCCTCCGAAGACGTGGAAGAATCTTGACCTTATGGCGCTGACCGGCGCGGTACTGCACGAGTACGAGACGGTGGACTTCAAGGAGCGCCCCGCGGAGATCCTTGTAGACAGCATCGGCTTGGGCGCTGGCGTCGTTGATCGACTGCGCGAACTGAAGTTGCCCGCCCGCGGCATCAACGTCGGCGAGTCGCCAGCCTTTAAGGGGCAGTACATGAACCTACGGGCTGAGCTGTGGGCCAAGGCCAAGGCGTGGCTTGAGGCCCGCGACTGCAAGTTGCCGCGTGACGAGCGGCTCGTGAATGAACTATCCTCACCGCGTTATTCGTTCATGTCGAACGGCAAGCTGAAGCTCGAGTCGAAGGACGACATGAAGCGCCGCGGGTTGGCCTCGCCAGACGTGGCCGATGCGTTCGTGCTTACGTTTGCGAGCGAGGCGGCGACAGGTGGCGGCGTGTACGCGCCGACGTGGACAAAGGCGGTCAAGAGACAGATTCGGGGGGTGGTATGAGCATTGCGCACCTTGGCGGTTACATTCCAGAGGGCGACCGCGCAACGTGGATGCCTGACATTTGGGGTTATCTTGCGCTGACCTACAACATCAAGTCGGTGATCGACATCGGCGCCGGAATGGGCCATAACATCCGCTGGTGGCACGACCTAGGCTTTGATGCGCGTGGCGTTGAGGGTCACCCGATTGCGCTCTCCGAAAGTCCCGTGCGGGATATTTTGGTGGCGCATGACTATGAAAGGGGGCCATATATACCCGAACGGGAATACGACCTTGCGATCTGCACTGAGTTTGTGGAGCACGTCGAGCAGAAGTGCGAGCAGAACTGGTTTGCGACGATGGCGCGGTGCAAGTATGTGCTCATGTGCCACGCGCTGCCCGGGCAGGGCGGGCACCATCACGTCAACGAGCAGCTGACCGAGTATTGGATCGACCGCTTTTACGAAAACGGGTTCAAGTGCGACTGGATTACGTCGTGCAGATTCCGTGAGACGGATCAGCGGCAGGGGTCTAGTTGGGGCCGCCCGACGCTGCTGTTTTTTGTGAGGGACAAGTGAAGTATTACTGCATCACGCTAGCGGAGACGCCGGAGCGCACGGATCACGCTCGAGCGCAGGCCGCCAAGGCGGGCATTGAGCTTGACTTTATCCAGGGCATCTTTGGCAAGACCATGCAGGTCAAGTCCGAGATACCGATGCACACGGACTATTACGTCACCCGCGGCGCGACGTGCTTGGTTCTGTCGTGGCACATCGCGTGGCAGATTGCGTGGCGCGACGGGCACGAGGAGTTTGTGATCTTTGAGGATGACTTCATCCTGCCCGACAACTTCAACGAACGCCTTGCACAGATTCGGGAAGAGATCCCGCACTGGTGCGACCTTGTGTACCTAAACTCTTGCTGCACCACAGAGAAGCCGGCCAAGAAAGAGTCAACAAATCTGTGGGAGATCAAGTACCCGCTCTGCACGGCCGCGATATGGCACCGCCGCCGCGCAATACCGACCCTGCAGCAGTACACGAAACCCGCCAACACGCCCGTTGATATATTGCTCGAGTGGTACGCGCTGCCGCACCTGCGCGTGCTGACCGCGGTTCCGCCATTAGTCACCCAGGCAACGCAAGACCTTGCGGTGCCGATGCCGTCAACAATCCATATGTGAGGAGATAGATGAATGCTCAGCCCAAAAGACGTCGCCCTGTTTCAAAAGCGCCTCGACAAGAAAGCCCCGGCGAAGCCGGAGTCCAAGAAGCCGCCGGAGCCGAAGCCGCCCTCCCCGCCGAAGGCGGCCTAGTCTTATCGGATCACCTGCCGGAGGGCGCCTTTGTGCGCCTCTCCGTGCCGCAGTCTGAAAAGTTTTTGCCGTGCAACCCGTCGATTGCCAAAAGCGAGACGGGCGAGTTGGCGTGCATGATCCGCACGGTCAACTACGAACTTGGTGAGGAAGACGGGATCTGGTTTCGTGGAGACCCGGCGCCCAATACCCGCAACTACCTGGTCACGTTGGGGCAAGACCTGAGCCAGCGGTCGGTTGAGTGGGTGGACGACCTAATGGTGCGGAACACTCGCGCCCCGGCCCGTGACGGGCTAGAGGATGCCCGGCTATTTTGGTGGCGCGGCGGGTGGTGGTTTACCTGCACGGCGTTGCACCATGGCCCTCGCGTGAGGGGCACGATGGCGCTGTGCAAACTGAATAAGACCACGGTTGAGGGTTTGGAGTTCCTGCACAGCCCGCACGGTCGGGAGGTAGAGAAAAACTGGATGCCTCTGGTCAATGGCGATCAGTTGTCGTTTGTGTACATGAACCACCCGTCTGAGTCGTATGAGTTCTACCCGCAAAAGCGCAGGGTATGGGTGGGCGGGTATGCCCCGCTGGCCGGGTGGTCTGGCGGGTCGCAACTGATTCCCTATGAGGGCACCTACCTTGGCGTGGTGCATCAGCGCCGCAAGCACAAAAATCGCGTCTATTACGCCCACAAACTGGCGCAGTACAACGGCAATCTAGAGCCGTTTTCCGCCGGACGTGAGTTTTACTTCCGCGGCGAGCAGATTGAGTTTTGCTCTGGCATCGTGAGCCACCAGGGTGGGTTTGCGTTGTCGTTTGGCGTGAAAGACAGAGAGGCTTGGATAGTTTCTTTATCAGCGAGCCAAGTTGCCTCACTTCTCAAGTGACAATAGATAGACCCCCTTTTCGGCACGGGTGCCGGTTTTATGTATCAAAAAGAAGGTTCACTCATAGAGCAGTCTGAGGCCGAGATCGGAGCGATTGAGCCGATGGCGGACGAAGAGTTGGAGTCGTTGGTTGGCACAGAACTGACCGACGCGACGTCATTTGTCGATGCCGAACTGTCTCCGGTTCGCGCCCGCGCTATTCAGTATTACCGCGGCGAGCCGTTTGGTAACGAAGAAGAGGGGCGTTCGCAGGTTGTCTCAACCGACGTGCGAGACACCATCGCCGGCATCATGCCGTCGCTGATGAAGATTTTTTACGGCTCCAAACAGATTGTCCACTTTTCGCCAAAAAATGCAGAAGATGTCCCGGCGGCAGAGCAGGCCACCGATTACGTCAACTACATCTTCAACAACGACAACAACGGATTCCTGACGCTGCACTCTGCCTTCAAGGACGCGCTGCGTGGCGCTCTTGGCATTGTTAAATACGTCTGGGAAGAGAAGGTTGAGGTCAAGACGGAATACTACTCTGGGCTTGATGAGTCCGCGCTGACGGTGCTGCTCTCTGAGCCAAACGTCGTCGGCAGTGCCATCATGTCGATGGACGATCCGTCGTACCAGCCGCCCGTTGACCCGATGACGGGGCAGCCTGCGGTTGACCCCGCTACCGGGATGCCTGCGCCTGCGCCGAAGATTTATGACGTAGAACTGAAGCGCGAGTACAAGGACGGCCGCGTGCGGGTTGAGGCGATCCCACCGGAAGAGTTTTTGATTGACCGTCGCGCTCGCTCCGTTGAAGACGCGACGCTTGTGGCTCACCGGCGCATGATGCGCGTCTCTGACCTCGTGGCCCTCGGCTATAACGAGGAAGAAGTCAGCTCGCAGATGGGTGTCTATGAATTGGACACCAACGACGAATACATTGCGCGTAATCCTTACGCGCAGTCGTATGGCCCGGGTGGAACGCAAGACGACAAGCGCGTCCTGTACTGCGAAGCATACGTTCGCGTGGACTACGACAAGGACGGCATCTCTGAGTTGCGCAAGGTATGCACCATCGGGCCGGGCTACAAGATGGTGATGAACGAGCCTTGCTCGCACGCGCCGTTTGCTCTCTTTTGCCCAGACCCAGAGCCGCACGCGCTGATTGGGCTTTCGATGTTTGACTACACGGCCGACCTGCAAAAGATCAAGTCGGCCATCCTGCGCAACATGCTCGACTCGCTCTCGCTCGCCATCCACCCACGGGTTGGCGTCGTCGAGGGGCAGGCGAACATGGACGACGTGCTAAATACAGAGGTTGGCGGCGTTATCCGCATGCGGCAGGCCGGGGCGGTACAGCCGTTCTCCGTGCCGTTTGTTGGGCAGTCCGCCTTCCCGATGCTCAGCTACTTAGACGAAGTACGCGAGACCCGCACCGGCATGAGCAAGGCCTCGATGGGCTTGCAGGCCGATGCACTACAGAGCACCACCCGCGCGGCGGTCGCCGCGACCGTTAGCGCCGCGCAGCAGCATCTTGAGCTGATCGCCCGGATTTTCTCAGAAACCGGGATGCGCGCCCTGTTCAAGGGCATTCTCAAGCTGGTCACGGAAAACCAAGATCGTCCGCGGGTGGTGCGCCTGCGGAACCAGTGGGTTCCGATTGACCCACGGTCGTGGAACTCGGACATGGACGTTGAGGTGGACATTGCGCTAGGCGCCGGCACCGAAGAGCAAAAGATTGCCGTGCTGAACTCTATTGCGCAAAAGCAAGAGCAGATCATGCAGACCATGGGGCCGCAGAATCCGCTTGTTTCGCCGCAGCAGTACCGCAACACCCTCGTTAAGTTGGCCGAGGCGTCTGGGTATCGAAACGCAGACGAGTTTTTCCTGAACCCTGCGACGATGCCACCGCAGCCCCCGCCGCCTCCCCCGCCGCCTGATCCTGCGCAGATTCTTGCAGAGGTCGAAAAGCAAAAGATCATGGCAGACATCCAGAACAAGCAGGCTGAGCTTGAACTGAAGCGCCAGGCGATGCTGCTCGAGGATGACAGGGCGCGTGATAAGCAGGAGGCTGACATCATGCTGCGCGCTTATGAGGTGCAGTTGAAGTACGGCACGACGGTGGACACCGAGGCGCTGCGTGCGATGATGGAGAGACCGCGCACCGCGTCGCCATCTGTCCAGCGGCCAGTGATCCCAGAGATCACGCCGTTTGATATGTCTCAGCCGCCGCCGCCTCCGGTTCCTCAACAGCCAATGGCTGGTGAGCAGATGCCGCCGGTAATGTAATGCCATGCCACTTGAAACCCTTGAGGTTCCGTCTCCGCCGAATCCAAACGTGCCGCCGGCGACGTATAGCCCTCAATATCACAACCAGCTCAACAACCAGCTCAAGCTATACCTAAACAGGATTAGCAATAACCAGCAGGAAATTGTTGAGTTTATTAGAAGCCTGACGGACTTAAACTTGTTGAGTAAGAATAACTTTGATGCGTTTGGACGGTTGCGGGTATCACAGCCGTTCACGCTATTTGATAGTCAGAATCGTTACGCGGCAGACCCTGCGTTCGATACATCTCTGACTGGCTCTGGCACCTCTACCTTTTTGCCAAACGAGTCGGCCGTGAGCCTGACCGTCACGACGGCCTCCGGCGACAAAGTGGTGCGCCAGACAAAGCGGTACTTCCCGTACCAGCCTGGGAAGAGCCTGTCTTTACTCTCGACATTCGTGATGGCCGCTGCGAAGGCGAACCTGCGCCAGCGCGTAGGGTACTTCGACACAAATAACGGGCTATTTTTGCAACGCAACGGGACGGAACTTTCGTTCATCATCCGCACCTACACCGGCGGATCTGTTGACGACACCCGAAAGGTGGTCCAGTCTTCATGGAACGGCGACCCGTTGGATGGGAGCGGCGCGAGCGGCATAACGCTCGACACCACAAAGGCGCAGATACTTTTTGCAGACTTTGAGTGGCTCGGGGTCGGTTCGGTGCGCGTCGGGTTCGTTATCGACGGCCAGTACATCACGGCCCACACGTTCGACAACGCCAACGAGGTGACGTCGGTCTATATGCAGACCGCGACGCTTCCGCTGCGCATTGAGATTGAGAATACGGCCGCGACAGCGAGCAGCTCAAGCATGAAGCAGATCTGCTCGACGGTGCTGTCTGAGGGCGGCTATGAGCAGACCTCTGTGGAGCGAGTGGCTCGCAGGACGACAACGCTCACAGGAATCGGGACGACATTTGTCCCGCTGGTCTCAATCCGGCTCGCGTCTGATTCGCTTGGGGCCGTCGTTATTCCGAAGCAGGTGCGTGTTTTGCCTATCGCCAACGGCGAATACGAAATAGCACTAATTAGAAATGCGACGCTCACCGGCGCGTCCTACAACACGACGACCTTTGCGAGCGTTGACTTTGATGTGACCGCAACCGCCATGTCTGGCGGCGATATCGTGCTGAATGAATACGCCACGGCGAGCAACCAAGCCGGCGCCCAGGCGCAGAACGATCTGCTCTACAACTTCGATATGCAACTCGGAGCGACCATCGCCGGGACGAGTGATGTCTACACGGTTGCCATCAGAATCTTGAGCGGCACCGGGTCTGCCATCGGTTCATTGGCTTTCTACGATTTGTCGGAATAGGTGACTTATGAGCAATTCATTTAGAGGGCAGACGCAGTACACGCAGTCCCCCATGGGGTACGGCGGAGGTGGGTACGGCGACCCCATGAGCGTAGACTTTGGCGGTTATGGCGCCCCCATGGGAGGCTCAATGGGCGGAGGCTACGGCCAGTCATACGCAAGCCCGTTTAATAGCCCATTTGGTAACCCGCTTGTAAGCCAATTCGGTGGGTACGGAACCACCTTTGGTGGCATGGGGATGGGCGGCGGTGGCATGGGCGGTGGCTACGGCCAGCAGCAGTCTTTGGTGCCGCAGTACCAGCCGACCGTAAACGATCTATTCTCGCAATACTTTTCGCAGCAGTATTACGGCGGCCAGGCGTTTAATCCGTTTGCGGCCACGTCGCTCTTTGGTGGCGGATATGGCGGCGGTTACGGCGGAGGCGGAGGAAGACGCGGAGCGGGCAATCGCATGCGTGATCGTCGTAAGATTTTTGAAGACTTGTTTGCCCCCGAGAAAACTGATTTTTCGCAGCCTGAGCCAATGCCGGCGCGTCAGCCGCAAGTGCAACCGCAAGTGCAACCGCAAGTGCAGCCGCAGGTACAGCCACAAGTACAGCTCCGACCTGGCAGCGACATTCAATATGCAGGCGGCACTCCCGGCTTTTACGATAAGGGCGGAGCAGGCTATAGCGACCCACTTGGAGGCGGCGCGAATGTTGCTACGCCGGCGGTTATGCCGAGTGCTCCTGAAATGCCGTTCATGCCGACGATTAGTGACCCAGACTACCAAAGAGTCGCTGGGCCGTCTGTGATGCCTGAAGTTCGTGAGCCTTTACCCCTTATAGAGTTTCAGGTGCAACCGTCTCTCGAACCGGCCCCGGCCCCGGCTGCTTCTCCGTTTTTGCAGCCGGGTCGAAGTGCAATCCGTCGTGGCTTTGGAAACAGGTGATATTGTGAAACAAGGGCTTTACTCAAACATTTGGGCCAAGCGTGAGCGCATCGCAGCAGGTAGCGGCGAGAAGATGCGCAAGCCTGGAGCCAAGGGGGCGCCGACTGCGAAGGCTTTTAAGGCCGCAGCAAAGACGGCGAAGAAGCGCAAGTGAAGACGCCGGCTTGGCAGCGCAAGGAAGGCCAGAACAAGAAGGGCGGTCTGAACGCTGCTGGCCGTGCGTCTTACAAACGAGAGACCGGCGGCACGTTGAAGGCGCCAGTTAAGGGCGCGCCAACCACGCCAGAGCAGTTGCGTCGGAAGGGATCCTTTCTGACGCGCATGGGGTCGATGCCCGGTCTTCTCACCGACGAGCAAGGCGACAAGACGCGCCTCAAGCTGAGCCTTGAGGCTTGGGGGCATCGAGGAGACAAGGCAAGCGCGGTTGCCAAGGGGCGGCGCTTACTTGAGCGGTATAGGAAGAGCAAAGATGGCTGAACGAAAGCGCAACGGGTTGTTATTTGACGAGGTGCTGCCACGAGCAAAGCGCACCGCTCAAAGCCTTTTGTCTCTTGATCCGCAAGAAGACGTGCCAGCGTCCCAGCAAGCCCTTGAGATGGCCCTTGGCTTTGTCCCGGGTATCGGGCAAGCCATGGCGCTGCGCGACATTGAGCGTGCGCGGCGGGCAGAAGATCCGGCTGCTGCTGCGATGGCTGCCGCTTCGTTTATTCCATTTGGAAGATTGCTTGGCAGAGGCAATGCCGGGCCAATCATGTCCGAGTTGGACGTTTACCACGGCACCCCGCACCGCTTCCCGGCTACAGAGGCCAACCCGCTCGGTGAGTTTGACGCCAGCAAAATCGGCACGGGCGAGGGCGCACAGGCTTACGGGCATGGGATTTACTACGCCGAAAGCCCAACCGTTGCAAAAAACTATGCAACCGCTGGGGTAAAAGACGAAGAAGGCGCGGCAGCACACTATTTAAAAATTTATAAAGACCCAGAGCGAGCAGCGCAAAGCATTTTGGAAGAGCATCCAAAAGATCGCGTAACAGAAAGATCAAGACTATTTGCGGAAAAAACCGCTGAAATTTTAAGGTCTGGAAAAACTCCAACTGGCAACCTCTACAAAGCCGACCTACCCGACGAAATGATTGGCCGTATGCTGGATTGGGATAAGCCTATAAACCAGCAATCCGCAGCAATTCAAGGCGCTTTGAAATTTGAGGTTGTCAAAGACCCAGAATTTGCTCAAGGTTTAAGTGATTCAAAGTGGCTTCTTAAACTGAACAACAAAGTCATAAACGGATATGACACTCGCAAAGAAGCAATAATGTCTGCAAATGAATCTACTGCCGGGCAGATTTTTAATACCATGAATCAAGTGCAGTCACCTTCAAAAGTTGCAGAGTTTTACAAAAACGCAGGCATCCCCGGCATCAAGTACCTAGACGCAGGTAGCCGAGGCCAAGGCGGCAGCGGCACCCGCAACTTCGTCGTATTCCCCGGCGAGGAAAAGAAAGTACGCATATTGGAACGGAAGTAACCTACACTTTAATTATTGTTTCATTTGTGCATAAATAAGCCATGCCAAGACCAAAAGGATCACCCAACAAGGCAACCGCAGAGGCACGCGAGGCAATAGCACGCCTTGTGGACGGAAACGCCCATCGCCTTAACATCTGGCTGGACGAAATTTACGAGACGAAAGGCGCAGAGGCCGCATGGAAGTGCATGATGGATGTGGTCGAGTATCACGTGCCCAAACTTGCACGCATTGAGACAACCGGCAAGGACGGCGGCCCACAAGAATGGGTGATACGGTGGGGCGAGCCGAAGTGAGGGAAGTGCTGCTTCCGTATAACCCACGGCACGCCTTCATGCCTTTCCACAACCGTCGCCAACGCTGGGCTTGTCTTGTCGCCCATCGTCGCGCAGGTAAAACAGTCGCCGCCGTCAACGACATCATCCGCGCCGCCATCACCTACCAAGGGCAGCGGGGGCTGTTCGGCTACGTTGCCCCCTACCGCTCGCAGGCCAAGGCCGTGGCATGGCAATACTTCCAAGAGTTTGCCGCGCCGATCACCGAGACGAAGAACGAGCAGGAACTGACGCTGACGCTGATGAACGGCAGTCAGATACGCCTGTTTGGCGCTGACAACGCAGATGCCATGCGCGGCCTCGGCTTTGACGGGCTGTACCTTGACGAATATGGCGACTTCCGGCCGAGCGTATTCGGGAACGTGTTGCGGCCGAGTTTGAGCGACAAGCAGGGTTGGTGTGTATTTGGCGGAACGCCCAAGGGCAAGAACGCCTTTTGGGAAATCTACGAAACAGCCCAGCGCCTACCCCATGACTGGTTTTTGCTACGCCTGCCCGCCTCTACCTCTGGCCTGCTCCCACCGGGTGAACTTGCCGCCGCTCGGGCGCAGTTGGCCGAGGATCAGTACCTACAAGAGTACGAATGCAGTTTCGAGGCGGCCATTCAAGGCGCGTTCTTTGGCAAGGAAATGCGCGAGGCGCAGGATCAAGGCCGCATCTGCCACGTTCCGCACGACCCCGGGCTGCCCGTGTTTACGGCGTGGGACTTGGGTTACCGCGACGATACGGCGGTGTGGTTCTACCAACTTGGCCGAGGGGAAATCCGCGTCATCGACTTTTACGCCGTGAGTGGCGAGAACATATATGACATCGCCGCCGTGGTTACGAGCAAGCCGTACAAGTACGCTCGACACTACCTACCTCACGACGCCCGGGCCAAGAGCCTACAGACAGGCAAGAGCATCGTAGAGCAGTTGGCCGCCCATCTGGACATCGCCAAACTGGCCGTGGTGCCCGACATCGGAGTGCAAAGCGGCATCCAAGCGGTTCGGTTGATCCTGCCGCAGGTCTGGTTTGACGCAGAACGCTGCCGCGAGGGCATTGAGGCGCTACGTCAGTATCAGCGCGAGTACGATGAGGATAAGAAGGCATACCGCCAGTCCCCGCGCCACGACTGGACATCACACCCTAGTGACGCTTTCCGTATGCTTGCGGTATCATACGCCGAGCAGGCTGACAAGACCCCGACTTTGGAGCCAAAGCCGCTCATGGTCGGGCCGGGCAATACAGTGACGCTCAACGATATGTGGGCAGTGCATGACCGCACGGTGAGCAGGAGGGCAAGGATATGACGGCGATTAGTCCAGTGCGCAACAACTACGTTGCAGTGGCCGCAACCTCTACGACGACGTTTGCTGCTGCGGGCGCATACATCCACAGCGTCGTGGTCAACGTCGCCAGCAACACCGAAGCGACTGTTGTAGTGAGTGACAACGGTACCGAACTGGTACGCATCCCCGCCACGCAGGCTGCTGGCGTGTATGTGATCCCGCTTGAGGTGGCGAGCAAGGGCGCAATCACCGCCACCTGCTCTGGTAACTCCAACTGCCGCGTTGTCGGCTTGTTTAGCACCTACGTATGAGAAAGGCCGGCCTGTACGCAAACATCCTCGCCAAGCAGGAGCGCATCAAGGCTGGCTCTGGCGAGCGTATGCGCAAGCCGGGTGAGCCGGGTGCGCCCACTGCAAAGGCGTTTCGTGAGTCTGCAAAAACGGCGAAAAAGGAAAACAAATGAGCGCAGCGTGGCAGCGTAGTGAAGGCAAGAACCCCAAGGGCGGCCTTAACGCGAAGGGCCGCGCTTCCTACAAGGCCGAGACGGGCGGCACGCTCAAGCCCCCCGTGAAGGCAGGCGACAACCCGCGCCGCGCCTCGTTCCTTGCCCGCATGGGCAATATGCCGGGGCCGATGGAGAAGGACGGTAAGCCCACGCGCCTCGCCCTCGCACTCCGCGCATGGGGCGCTGGCAGCAAGGCAGAGGCCAAGAGCAAGGCAGCCGCCATCAGCAAGCGCAACAAGGGGAAAGACTGATGGAAGCAATGGTGCAACCGAAACTTGACCGTTACCTGCGCATCATCGGGCAGTACGACAGCGAGTTTGCAAAGTGGACGGCGCGTACCAAGAAGATCATCAAGCGGTACCGTGACGACACGCGTGGGCAGACGCTGACGGAAAGCGCCAAGTTCAACATCCTGTGGTCAAACGTGCAGACGCTGAAGCCTGCCGTGTACGCCAAACTGCCAAAAGCCGACATCAGCCGCCGCTTTGGCGACAACGACCCTGTAGGCCGCGTGGCCTCGCAGTTGATCGAACGCGCCATCGACTTTGAAATTGAGCATTACCCCGATTACCGCGCCACGATGAACCACTGCGTTGAGGATCGGTTCCTCGGCGGCCGCGGTACTGCATGGCTGCGGTACGAGCCGCACACCTCGCCCATCGGGCTTGGCGATGATGGCGTCAGCATCACGCCGAACATTGAGCAGGGCGAAGGTGCCCCGCCGCCGATGGAGAAGATCGAATACGAGTGCGCCCCCGTGGATTACGTCCATTGGCGCGACTTTGGGCACAGCACGGCCCGAACGTGGGAAGAAGTCACCTGCGTATGGCGCTGGGTGTACATGACCCGTGAGGCGCTCGTAGAGCGTTTTGGCGAGGAAGTTGCCCGCAAGATACCGCTTGACCAAGGCCCAGAGCCGCTCAACGCATACAACGAGAACAAGCGCCTATACAACCGCGCCAAGATTTGCGAGTTGTGGGACAAGGAAACCGAAAAGGTCTATTGGTTCAGCAAGGGGATGCCCGAGATCATCGACGAGCGTGACGATCCGCTTGGCGTTGAGGGCTTCTTCCCGTGCCCACGCCCGCTGTACGCGACGACGACAAGCGACACGTTGGTGCCCGTCCCCGACTTTGTGCTGTACCAAGATCAGGCGATGGAGTTGGACATTTTGTCTGACCGCATCGACGGCCTCGTCAAGTCGCTGCGTGTGCGTGGCGTGTACGACGCCAGCCAGCCGGCACTGCAACGCCTGATGACCGAGGGTGACAATAATGCGCTTATTCCAGTCGATAAGTGGATGGCTTTCAGCGAGAAGGGCGGCCTTAAAGGCAGCATTGACCTCCTACCGCTCGACACGCTCGCCAACGCCCTCCTCAACTGCTACCGCGCCCGCGAGGACATCAAGAGCCAAATCTACGAAATCACGGGCATCAGCGACATCATCCGAGGTGCGTCGTATGCCAGCGAAACCGCGACCGCGCAGCAGATCAAAGGACAGTACGCCGGACTAAGGCTGCGGTCGATG